TTAGCAAGCTTTTGAAAAGTTTCGTTTGTTATGTTAACGGGTTTCTTTGTACGATAATCATAACCTTTTTCTAAGCTATCCACATGTGTATGGCTTAAATCACAACGCTTGCCAAACTCTCTAAGAGAAAGTCCCATGCCATGTCGTTTTTCCTTGATATATTTGCCCAAATTGTTGTTCATACCAAACACCTCATATTGGTATAGTAAAGCAAAGTTTACACATAGTCCACAAAATTATGTAAAATAAGATGTTGTTTATGCTTGACATTATGCAAATATGCCTGTACTATATACACAACACGTGGAGGTGACACGATGCGTAACAACATAAGAGTGCTTCGTGCAGAGAGAAAATGGACACAGGAACATCTTGCAAAGCTGTCTGGGTTATCCAGGGTTACCATAAACGGAATTGAAAAAGGCAGCGTTAATCCCAGCGGTGAAACCATGCTTAAACTTTCGGAAGTATTCGAGAGGCCGATCCAGGATATTTTTTTCGACTTTGGTGTTGTGTACAAACAACAATAAGTATAGCTGTACATGCATAAAAGCGTAACCTAAAAATTTTTATCCTTCTCGAAAGGAGGCCCTTAGAATGCTAATGCTCACGTTCCTGTTTCTTTTGGGGATCATCGCGTTGCTTCAGTTGCTACACATTCACTTACTCTACAAATGCTTTAAACATCTTCGCAATCAAATTTCGGCATTGCGCGGGGGTATTGTGGAATACGAGCATCAGCAATGATTGAACAAAACCATTACTTCTGCGATTCGGCAACAAGAAAGAAGGGAGTGATACCAAAGTGACTCAGGGCAAAACGATGAACCTGACACAAGCCGCAAAATACATTGGCCTGAGCACGACGGCATTGCGGCAATACATGGAAGAGGGCAAGCTCAGACACCTCCGACACCACACCCGGAAGATCATCATCAAGGCAAAATGGTTAGACGAGCTGGTGGAACGCCTGGCTGACGAGACCATGGACAGGCTACAAGCGGAGAAGGAGGTAAATAGGTGAAAGCGAAATGCAGAACCTGCGGAAAATATTGGAATATCAGCTTATTTCAACAGTTCCCGCACAAGGGATATGAATGCCCGGTTTGTGAACGGAAAAGAAAGTGGCGTGAATGGTACGGTCCTAGGAAGAGGATGCGTGATTCAGCAGGGGGCGTATTACTATGACGCAGCGGGAGTTGCGGTCGGCGATCCGCTGGGGCGTACTGTGGGCGATCGTGATGCCTGTAGCGTATTTCGTTGGATGGGTGGTGGTTTGCGGTGGTTGAATTGAATACGTACCGGTTTTGCGTTGTAGTGGTCCACCCAAAAAAGCAAAGGCCGCGGGGGTTGTATCGCGACCAATGCAGCAAATGGACCGGACCATTGAAAAACATTTTACAAATTTTAGCACAAAAAGTCAATGACTTTTCCCAAAAATGCAAAGACTGCGGGGCAGCGCAGCCTTTGCAGATGTACGAAAACAATCGATGAAATAACCCTAACTAAGACTATCAATAAAGACGGCGTATGTCAATCCGGCAGACGCCAATAGAAAGGAGGACGATCTTTGAGTATCAAGATTAACAAGCTGGAAATCGAGAACGTAAAGCGCGTCAAAGCCGTAAAAATCGAACCTACTGCCAACGGATTGACAGTGATCGGCGGAAAGAACCGGCAGGGCAAAACCTCCGTGCTGGACTCCATCGCATGGGCGCTAGGCGGCGACAGGTACCGCCCATCACAGCCCCAGAGGGACGGGTCCGTAATCCCGCCGAACCTGCATGTCGTGATGTCTAACGGACTGGTTGTGGAGCGCAAGGGCAAGAACAGCGACTTAAAGGTTATTGACCCGAACGGCAGGAAAGGCGGCCAGCAGCTCCTCAACGAGTTCGTGGAGCAGCTTGCACTGGACCTGCCGAAATTCATGCAGTACAGCTCCAAGGAAAAGGCAAATACCCTGCTGCAGATCATCGGCGTCGGGGACAGGCTCTGCGAACTGGAACAAAAGGAGCAGGAGCTATACAACCAGCGGCATGCCATCGGGCAAATCGCCGACCAGAAAAAGAAGTTCGCAAAGGAACAGCCATATTACCCCGACGCGCCGAAAGAACCGGTCAGCGCGTCCGAACTCATCAAACAGCAGCAGGAGATACTGGCGCGGAACGGCGAGAACCAGCGCAAGCGGCAAAATCTAAAATACTTGGAGAGCCAGGCCGCCGATATTCAGAAGCGCATCAACGAGCTTCTGGAAAAGCAGAAGACGATTCTTGCCGACCTGGAGACCGCCCGGAAGTCTGCGCTGGATCTTCACGACGAATCTACCGCCGAGTTAGAGGAGAACATCGCCAACATCGAGGCGATCAACCAGAAGGTACGAGCGAACCTGGACAAGGACAAGGCGGAGGAAGACGCGCTGGAATACAGCAACAAATACGCGGCACTCTCGAAACAACTCGAGGACGTACGTCAGGCCAAGGCCGACTTGCTCAAAGGCGCGAACCTTCCTCTGCCCGGTCTCTCGGTCGAGGACGGAGAACTGGTCTACGAGGGGAAAAAATGGGACAACATGGCTTCTTCCGACCAACTCAAGGTGGCTGCGGCGATCGTCTGGCAGCTGAACCCCAAGTGCGGGTTCGTGTTGCTGGATAAGCTTGAGCAAATGGATCTCGGCACCCTGAAAGAGTTTGGCGCGTGGCTGGAGGCGGAAGGCTTGCAGGCCATCGCGACCCGCGTCAGCACCGGAGACGAGTGCTCGATCATCATCGAGGACGGCATGGTTGCCGGGCAGGAACCCATATCAGAAACACCAACATGGGAGGCAGGTAAGTTTTAATGGAAATCACAAGCGGAAAGATCGAAGGACCGCAGAAGATCGTAATCTACGGCCCGGAGGGGATCGGCAAATCTACGCTGGCGTCGAAATTCCCCCGGCCTGTGTTCATCGACACGGAAGGCAGCACAAAGCATCTGGACGTAGCCAGGACGCCACGGCCCAGCAGCTGGACCATGCTGATGGAGCAGGTAGCCTACGTCTGGGCGAAGCCCGACTTGTGCGACACGCTTGTCATCGATACGGCCGACTGGGCCGAGCAACTCTGCATTACCGAGATATGCGCGAAAGCGCAGAAGAACGGCATCGAGGATTTCGGCTATGGCAAAGGGTACGTCTACCTAGCGGAAGAATTCGGGCGATTGCTGAACATGCTGGAACAGCTCATCGAAAAAGGCATTAACGTCGTAGTCGTCGCGCACGCCCAGATGCGCAAATTCGAACAGCCCGATGAAGCGGGAGCATACGACCGGTGGGAGCTGAAACTCCAGAAAAAAACGGCCCCGCTTCTGAAGGAATGGGCGGATATGGTGCTGTTCGCTAACTACAAAACCTATGTTGTCAACGTGGACGGGCAAGGCACGGAGAAAGGCAGAAACAAGGCCCAGGGCGGCAGCCGGGTCATGTATACGTCACATCATCCTTGCTGGGACGCAAAGAATCGACATGATCTCCCGCCGGAAATCCGGCTTGACTTTGCAGAGATCGCCGCGCATATCGTAACGGGAACCGAAGCAGCCGCGCCGGTTACCACGAACGAACCGGAACCGGCCGCTGCTCCCGAACTTCCCGAAGAAGACCCGGCGGTCCCCGCCGCAGCGACTGAGCCTACCGAACCCACGCCTACGCAACCGCCTGAAATCAAGGAAACACAAGCGGCGGTGAAGGAAGTCCCTGAACCCAAGGCACGTCAAGTGCCTTCGGAGTCTATTTCCGACGCTTCCGATAACGGGAGCGAGGTAGATCCCGGAATTCCGAAACCGCTGGCCGACCTGATGAAGGAAAACAAAGTGACGATTGCAGAGATTCAGGAGGCCGTGGCGGAAAGGGGCTATTACCCCAAGGACACGCCAATCGCCAATTACGACCCGCAGTTCATATCGGGTGTGCTGGTGGGCGCCTGGGGACAGGTCTTCGAACTGATACGGCAACTCCGGGGAGTTCGCTTCCTCAGAGAAGATGACAAAAACAATTTACGGGAGGCAGTGTAAATGAGCAACAACACAGAAGGATATGAGCTTGGATGGGACTCGACGATTGAAAACGACAGCCCGGACTTTATCATCCTGCCGGACGGCGACTACGATTTCGAAGTAATCGAATTCGAGCGCGCCCGGCATGCGGGCAGCGAGAAACTGCCCCCCTGCAACAAGGCCATCGTCCACATCAAGATCGTGACGGACGAAGGCATGAACATCATCCGGCACAACTTGTTCCTGCACTCGATTACCGAAGGCATGCTGTGCGCGTTCTTTACGGCCATCGGCCAGCGCCAGAAAGGCGAAAAGATAAGGATGAACTGGAACGCCGTAGTGGGCGCAAAAGGCCGGTGCAGAGTCGGGATCCGAAAATGGACGGCTGACAACGGCGAGGAGCGGACTTCCAACGAAATCAAGAGATTCTATGAACCCGCTGAAAAGGCGCCCGTTCAGCAGCAGGGCTTCGAGCCGGGTAAGTTCTGATGGAACTGCGGCCATACCAAATCGAGGCAAAGTCGGCGGTCCGGCAGCAATGGGCGAGAGGTAAAAAGAAAACGCTGCTGGTCTTGCCGACGGGCACCGGGAAGACGATCATCTTCTCCAAACTGACCGAGGACTGTGTCCGGGACGGCGAGCGGGTCCTGATCCTCGCCCACCGCGGCGAACTGCTAGACCAGGCGGCCGACAAGCTGAACCGGGCAACCGGTCTGGGCTGTGCCGTGGAAAAAGCGGAGGAATCCTGTCTCGGGAGCTGGTTCCGGGTGGTGGTCGGGTCCGTCCAGTCGCTCATGCGCGAAAAGAGGCTTAATCAGTTCCCGGATAGCTTCTTCGATTCGATCATAGTAGACGAGGCGCACCATTGCATCAGCAACAGTTACCAGCGCGTGCTGCAGCATTTTAACGACGCAAAGGTGCTGGGCGTTACCGCTACCCCTGACCGCGGGGACATGCGAAACCTCGGTCAGTATTTCGAATCGCTGGCATACGAGTACACTCTCCCGAAAGCGATCAAGGACGGGTACCTGTCGCCTATCAAGGCGCAGACCATACCGCTGAAGCTCGACCTGACCGGCGTCGGCCAGCAGGCCGGGGACTTTAAGGCAAGGGACCTGGGCACCGCCCTGGACCCGTACCTGTACCAGATCGCGGACGAGATGCAGAAGTACTGCATAGACCGCAAAACCGTGGTGTTTCTGCCGCTTGTCAAGACCAGCCAGAAATTCAGGGATATCCTTCTTTCGCGGGGCTTTGACGCGGCTGAGGTGAACGGAAACAGCAAGGACCGCGAGGAAGTACTGGCCGGCTTTAACGCCGACAGGTACAACGTGTTGTGCAACTCCATGCTGCTGACCGAGGGCTGGGACTGTCCGTCGGTGGACTGCATCGTTGTGCTTAGGCCCACAAAGATCCGCAGCCTCTACAGCCAGATGGTGGGACGCGGCACACGGCTTCATCCCGGGAAAGACCACCTGCTTCTGCTGGATTTCCTGTGGCATACCGAAAAGCACGAGCTATGCCACCCGGCACACCTGATTTGCGAGAACGAAGAAGTCGCGAAGCAGATGACCGCCAACATCGAGGCGGCTGGCTGCCCGGTGGACATCGAAGCGGCCGAGCAAAAGGCCACCGAGGACGTTGTAGCGGCCCGGGAGGAAGCCCTTGCAAAGAAGCTGCAGGAGATGAAGAGCCGTAAGCGCAAGCTGGTGGATCCCCTGCAGTTCGAGATGAGCATCCAGGCGGAGGACCTTTCAAGCTATGTCCCGGCGTTCGGCTGGGAGATGGGCCCGCCAACAGAAAAGCAAGTCAGGACCCTTGAAAAACTGGGTATATTCCCGGACGAGATCGAGAGCGCGGGCAAGGCCGCAAAGCTCCTCGACCGGCTGGACAAACGCCGGATAGAAGGGCTCACAACCCCGAAACAAATCCGGTTCCTGGAGGGCAGGGGCTTCCAGCACGTAGGCAAGTGGGACTTCGAACATGCAAGGCGCCTGATCGACCGCATCGCTGCCAACGGATGGAAGGTCCCCCGGAATATCAACCCGACAGAATACAAGCCCGCACAGCAAGAGGTGGTTGAATGGCAGAGAGATATAATCACGATCTGAAAGAGATCCTTTCGTACATCGATCCGGCCTTGCTCAATTATCAGGAGTGGGTCAGCGTGGGCATGGCGCTTAAGGAAGCCGGGTATACCGCGGCGGACTGGGACGAATGGAGCCGCAGGGACACAGCGCGGTATCACAACGGCGAATGTTTTAAGAAGTGGGAGAGCTTTCGCGGAGCTTCTCCGCCGGTTACGGCGGGGACGATCGTGCAGATCGCAAAAGACCACGGTTGGATGCCTGCAGCCGGCGGCTATGAGCTGGACTGGAGCGATATCATTGGTGCGAAGGACGAACTGGTGGTCATCGACAACAGCTGGTTGGAGGGGGAAGAGATTACCGAGCCGGAAAAATGGGACCCGGTCGCGCATCTGGTGAAGTATCTGGAAACTCTTTTTGAAGCCTCCGAAAACGTCGGTTATGTATGCGACAGCTGGGAGAAGGACGGCAAATACTTCCCCACAAAAGGGTGCTGGGACCGGACGGCCGGGGAGCTTATCCAGCAGCTGAACCAGTGCGGCGGTGACATCGGCGCCGTGCTGGGCGACTACAAGCCGGAGGTTGGGGCATGGATACGGTTCAACCCCCTGGACGGTAACGGCTGCAAGAACGAGAACGTAACAGACTTCCGGTATGCCCTGGTGGAGTCCGACACGATGGACATCGACAAGCAGCACGCCATTATACGGGAGCTGGAGTTGCCCGTCGCTTGCCTGGTGCACAGTGGAAAGAAGAGCCTGCATGCGATCGTGAGGATCGATGCGGCCAACTACGACGAGTACCGTAAGCGAGTGGATT